CCACGGCACGCTGCGCCTGCGCCAGCATGGACACGAATTCCACGTTCAGCTCCATGCCGGCCAGCTCTTCAGGTGGCGGCGGCACGATGCCGGCCTCCAGCATGCGGCTGAAGGTGGTGGCGATCAGCGGGTCCAGGATCTCGTTGTGCATGCGCTCCAGCACCGGGCCCAGCATCAGCAGCTTTTCCTCATGACGCTCTGCCACCTCGGTCGCCGTCATGCTGCTGTTGGTGCTGTTGGCGATCATCAGGAACAGGTCAGCGTAGAAGCTGGCTTCGATGCGCTGGCGCACGTCCTGAATGTCCATCAGCAGGTGGTTCAGGTCCAGGTTCACGTCGAATGCGCTGCGGATGCCACCGCCCGGGCCGGCCTGGTCCACGTAGCTGATGCCACCAGGCAGCGTGTCCAGGTCGCGGTTCTTGAGCGCCACCGGCACCTGCAACGGCGGGTTGCTCTTGTAGTCGATGACCTGCGCCTTGCGCAGCTGCTGGTGCTGCAGCTGCTTGATATCGCCCAGCGCCTCCATGGCCGGCGACTGGCCGTACACGTCACCGCCAGTTGTCGCCCAGCGCGGACACAGCGCCGGGAATTCCTGGAAGCCGGATTCACTCAGCAGCTGGTCGTTGTCAGCGCCGTCCTCGAAGTAGACGGAGGCCCAGGCCATGTTGCGGTTGTCGCGCTTGGACTTGTCACGGTCGGCGCGCGGCTCGATGGCGTGCTTGACCGTCACCCAGGCATCCAGTTGCCCACGATCCCACAGCTGCTGCGCCGTGCGGCTGCAGGCCTCGTAGCCGAATTCCCGCACCATCTGGCTGACGGTCATCTGGAATTCGCGGTACAGCGTATCCACCAGGCCGCGGTGATCGGTCGCCAGGCAATACTCGCCGGCCGTGCGCGGGTAGTGGTGGATGATGCCGTCGTAGTCTGCCAGCACGATGTTGCTGGCCGTGCCGAAGGTGGCCAGCTCCTCGTACATGCTGTGCAGTGCGCGGTACGTGTTGGACCGCGAGAACACCTGCTGCATCAGCGTGGTGGTATCTGCCAGCCACGCCTTCACGGCTGCGCTCTCGTCCAGCTCGGCCACGCTGGTGGTCAGCCGGAACCACGGACGCGCCGGGCTGGTCATGCCGCTCATCATGCCGGCAGCCAGCACGCGCATGGCGCGGGTGCCGGTGTTGTCCAGGATCTTGTTGTGCCGAACGTCGCCCAGGTTGCGGTCGGCCACGAAATACCGGCCAGCACGCGGCAGGACGTACTCACTGATGTCCTGCCAGTGCGACATCCAGCTGGCGCGCTCGTTCTGCAGCTGCGTCCAGCGGCGCTGCAGATCCTTGCGCTTGGCCTTGCCCTTGCGCTCGCCCTGCATGGTCAGCCGCCCAGCAGCGTGTTCTTGCCAAGCGTCAGCGCGTCCTGCGCCACGCCCTGCGGGCCGGTCAGCATGGTGCTGCCGATGCCGGCGTTGTTGGCCGCGCCTGCTGCGCCCAGCGCGCCGGCAATGTCAGCCTGGCGCTGGTTGGCGCGGTTCATGTCCTGTTCGGCCTGCTTGGCCTGCTTGTTGGCATTGGCCTGCGCCTCATCGGCTGCGCGGCGTGCGTCCTTGCGCTGCTGCTGGCCCTGGACAACGGAATAGGCCGTGCCTGCTACTGCAGCGCCGGCCAGCACGGCCATTGCGGTGACTCCTGACATGTTTACTCTCCTGTGATGGTGGTGTCGTTGCGCTGCTGGTGGCTCAGCAGCTTGTCGAATTCGTCGGTAAATTCCCGCTCGGCCTCTTCCACGGTCGTGGCGGTCGTGGCAAACAGCATGGTCATGCTGGTGGCCTCGATCGCGTGGAAGGCCTGCTTGCGCCCTGCGCTGGCCGGCAGGACGTGGTAGCCCTGCAGGATGCGCGCGCCGTCAGCGCCGAACATGTGGCAGTGGCCAGCCACGATCAGCAGTGTGCTGCGTTTGATCAGCGCGCCAGTCAGCACGGCACCGGGCGGCATCGTGATGGTGCGGCCGTACAGGCCGGCGTGGAACACATGCTGCGTCTGCACCTCGACCTGCGGCAGGTCCAGCAGCGCAGCCTCCAGTGCTTCCACCTGCGCGATCTGCTCGGCGCGCATGGCGCCAATCGGACGGATAGTGGCCAGCTCGGTCATGCGCCCAGCCCCTTGAAGAAGACGGTATTGCTGTGGCGGTAGCCAGCGGTGCGGCCCATGATCTTTTCCAGCCGACCGCCAGCTGGCGCGCTGACGAAGAAGCCCACGGCACCCTGGTCTTGCGCCACAGCTTCCGCCACCTGCAGCAGGCCGGCACCCAGCCCGCCCTTGCGGTAGTCCGGGGCCACGTAGTAGCTCTCCGTGGTGCCGACCAGCTTGCCGAAATGCGGCAGCATGGACGTCAGCACGGTCACGAAGCCGACCAGCTGGTCATCGGCGTAGGCGGCCACGGCACGTAGCAGGCCGCTCGACTCCAGGTGCTTGTAGGTGGCGGTCTGCACGATGCAGTCGCCCAGGCCGGCAGTGGCACATTCGGCCTCATAGCCGGCCGCCAGGTCGGCAAAGCGCGGATCTTCGATCAGCTCGTCAACGGTGCAGGGACGGATGTTCATGCCGTGCAGGGTATGGCCGTGCCCTGCCGGTATGTGCACCGCTATCAGCGGCCGGCGTAGGGGTCGTATTCGCGCCGGCTGGTCTTGGCGCGGTGTTGGTCCAGCGGGTTCTTTGGGGATACCGGGTAAGCGAAGGTCAGCGCCAGCGCGTCAGCCAGGTCAGGCGAGCCCCCGCCCTGCAGCCGCTTCTTGATGTCGTCCTTGGATTCCAGCACGCGCTTGCCGGCGGCGTCGTACCAGTAGACCGGCGTGGCCAGCTCCTGCTTCAGGTCCTTGTCGTTCGGGATCGCGCCACCTGCACGGATCCAGTCGGCCAGCTCCGACCACATTTCCACGCGGCGATTCACGAACAGATTGGCCTTGGTGGCCTTGCCGCCGAACGGGACTTCGATCACGTCATGGCCCAGCTGGCGAAGCCGGTCGATGACGCCAGACCCGGCACCGGCATCCACGAACACGGCATCCGGCTGCCAGGATTCGATGGCGGCAGCCACGCGCGCAGCCAGCTCCATGTTGTCAATGCCGCGATACACGGACGGACTGAAGGCCTGCAAGCCCTGCCGCTTGAAGATGACGCTGCGGTCGTCGCCAAAACGCGCCGGGTCCACACCGATGATGCGTGGCAAGCCATCGGTATCCCGCGCCGTGTAAACGCGCCTGGCGGCCTCTTCTGCCTCGGACAGCGATATCAGCTGGTCGTCGCCTGCCGCGCTGAAGTCGCACAGGTATTCCCGGCTAAACGATGTTTCGCTCATGTCCCGGCGCAGGCGCGCCACCTCTTCCTCGTCGATGGCGTTGGTGTCGTAGACCGTGTACCGGCCAGCATGCCAGTCCGGCAGGCCTTCGGCGCGGTAGTAGATCTCGGAGAACAAGTTGATGCCGGACGGCGTGCCGATGAACACGGCCCAGCCCTTGCGGTCGGACAGTGCCGGCTGGATGATGTCGTTCCAGACCTCGGGTTTGATCTGCGCCACCTCGTCAATCACCACGCCATCCAGTCGCACGCCGCGCATGGCATCCGGGTTGTCGCCGCCGAAGATCCGGATCACGGCACCGTTGTGCTGGAAGGTGGCTGACAGCTCGCCCTCGTTGACCTCCACGGCGCTGACCTGGCGCAACGGCTCCAACTTCTGCTTCAGGCGCGCCCAGGCGATGGCCTTGGCCTGCTTCAGGAATGGCGCGATGTAGAAAAACTGGCCCAGGTCCAGGCGGAACTTCATGGCCTTGTCGATCAGCTCCATGATGGCCAGCTCGGTCTTGCCGGCACGCCGGTGCAGGGCCAGCACCGTGAAGCGCTTGCGGCTCTTGTGGCATTCCTGCTGCCACTCCCGTGGCGCGTAGTCCAGCCGAACCTGCTTACTGGTCGCCATCTGGCACGCCCGTAACCACGTTGATACTCACGCCGCCCTGGTGCTCCACCTGGCGCTTGTCGCCGTACAGGCGCGGAGCGGTCTTCTGCAGCAGCCACTGGCGTGTTTCCACGCGCAGCTTGGAGCGTGCGATCCACTCCTTGTCCGCCTTCAGGCCGTGATCGGTTTCCACCGTGTCGAAGGCGGTTTCGTCTGCGATCTGCAGCAGCTCAGCCTCCAGGATGCCGGCGGCAACCTCCCGCGCGCGCGCGATGGCTAGCGAGAATTCTTCACGTTGCTCCATCCAGCGGTAAATCGTCGTCCAGTGCGGCATGTCCGGATCCCGACAAACCGCGGCCACCGTGCGTCCGGCAGCCAGCCGCTCGCAGAATTCCTTCGCGACCGCCGTCGAATACGTGACGGGTTGCGCGCCGGATTTTTTCGTCTTGGATGTTGCCTTCTTCATCGCCATGCCCCGATTCAACCACGCCCTTCGTCGCCTATGTACACCTGCTTGAACCGAACAGGCGTCTGCGCCCTGCGCTCGTACCGGCAGATGCGGCCCACCGTCCACTTGCTGACCTCGAATTTTCGCGCCAGCTCACTGTAGGCCATGCCATCTTCGGCCAGCTGGCGCATCAGCTCGACCTCGGCATCCGACAGGACCGCACGCTGGTGATCCTGCCCGATGCGCTGGCCGTACTCGTTGACGGCGACTAGTCGGGCCAGCGTTTTTGCGCGTGTTCGAACCTTCACTCGGCACCCCCTCTTTTCCTGCAAAAAATAGCGCGTTCAGGCTGCCAAGGTTTGCCAGGGATTCCGTGCGATAAATTGCACGTTCAACCTGCCGGGACTTCCAGGGGTTTTCAAGCTCCAAACTCTGCCTGCCCCCC